GATTATCTATTATTTTCATACTTAACCGCAACTGAAATGACTTTTTCATATTATGTGGATTCCATCAAAAATTTTCTTCTTACGATCCGACATTTGGAAAATGTCCAGCAAAACGTAGACTTTAGAACGATATTGCAATCTCGAAATTTCGATCTAAAATATCTTTTAACACAATCATGGACACAAAATGTTTTAGAACAGTCCATCTTTCACGTGCAACTTGATAAAATCATTGCTGACATCAAACAACCACAACTAAATCTGAAGAAAATTCCACTGGTTTTGTTTAACGGTGACAACGAAGTCGTGTCAACTTATGTGCCCCCTGAACAAGCAAGCCAGACAGAGCAGAGCTTTCGCATTAAGAATATTTTCCCAAATCCTGTGCAAGAGTATAGTAGCAAAAATGTGATTCTTTTTACGAACTATCCAAAAAACACCAAATTTTTATTTAACTCTCCTCCACCTAAAACAGCGGCAAAAAATTACAAACTACCAGACACTACCGATGACATAAACACGGAAACGTTATCAAGTCCCACGATTCAAAGAATCCCTATCAAAGGACTTGTACCCAAAGAAAACGAAATTGTCTTTTTACCAGAAAAAAACACTGCACACACAGACTCTAAAGAGACAAAAACGCATTTAATAGACACCTTCAATATATTGTCTCAAACAAAGGGTGAAATCAAAACATTTTCTACAGATTTTGATCAAACAATTTCCAAATTAAAACATTTGTACTTTTAAGATGATTCGCTAACTTTGCTATTTAATCTATGCAAAGCAAGCATGCGTAAAAAATCAAGTCTGAAGGCTGCTTTTTCAATGTTTCCGGTATTTTGTTTTGCATATTTTGCTAGAAACGTCCCTGTGACAGGGTGTGAACCCATAGAAGAATGCAAGCCTAGAATATTCGTAAACATTTGTTGCTTTTTCTTTTCTTCTTCTTTTTTTGAACTGTTGCCAGAAATCTGGTTGATTTGAGCAGTGATTTCATCACCACGTGTCGCAGCCATGTTGCGTGCACTTAGCTAATTGAGAAATTTTACAGCCTGTACAAATTTCTCCACAGTCCTCTAGATCAAGACACGTTTCTCTGTAGATATTTTGACAATCTTGGCATTGAAATTCTGTGGAGTGAGAAATTAGTTTCAACAGTTTATTTATCGTTAGATTCTGCAGATGGATCATAGAGTAACAAGTTCTGCAAGAACATGCAACAATGGCATCAAATTTAACACTATCGTTTAAAATAGTGCAAGCGGAATTAGTTCCAATTATAGCTTTCCATGATACACTTTTTACTTGAATGCCTGAAACACTATATTCATACAATTCATATACTTTTTCAAGTGTCAAACGTTGCCCGCCACATAATGAACAATAAAGCAAATCTGTGTGCATACTGTAAATAATATTTTTTTCCTGTCTATCTCGATAATAAAACATCGAGCTTAAAGAAAAAGTTTGTTTCCCTTTAAGCCTCTCTTTGCCGGAATTTAAACAATGTCCACATTTAGAACATATCACAGTGAGATAACTATCAATTTTAGCATATCTGAGACACTTTGTTTTGCAAAAACATAATACCGGTAAAGAGATGATACTTGAAGTTAAGCTTCTTTTCAAGACTGTCGTCAAAGCAAAAGTTAGAATTTTTGGAAGTTGATGTTTTTCTTGTTTGTTCAAAACAATCGGCACCAAGTTATTATTTTCTAGCGGGATTAAAAAACGATCGAAACTGTAACAATAATTTTCTATCATGGCCATGGCCATAGCAAAGATAAAATTTCCACATGGAACTGTTAAAGAACAACCATGAAATATATCTTGATATGTCAGGTCGCTTGCTCTATGAGCGTATCGCAGTGTGATGTCATTACATTGTTCAAAGTTACGTAAACAAAAGAGTTTCATACAAGGAATATTACAATGAGTTGAAATTGGCAACATTAACTGTTGCTGAAATAAATAATAATAGAGATCATTAAAAGACACAAACGACGGTATTTCCAACAACTGATTTAACTTATGTATTGGGTATTGTTTGAATCTCTCCACAATTTGTTTCCAAGTAAGACGTTGAATTTTGTAAAGAGCCAGAATTTTTAGAACCTTGCATTGCCTGTACAAAAAATACAAATATGCCAAAAGCAAAAAGAAATTTTTTGTCATCATCATTTTATTAAAAATAGCTTTAATCTGATTTCTTGAATCCAGATCACACTTTAACCAAACTTTTAAAAATTTCCGGTAGAAATTATCAGTTAAATCTTTACTCAAAAACTTTTTATTCGTTACGAACATCGATAATACGCAATTTTCAGATTTGCTGACATCTCCAATAAGAAATAACTGCAAATGACTGTACGAACCATGTTTACACAGTGGAGAAATCAGCCGACAAAGCAAATTCCTTAAAGATGACATAGCATACAATTAGTAAGGCGGCAACCAAAAAACCACAAAGAATATTATTTCTCCGTACAAAAATAGGAACAGTAACTGGAAATACTGCTGCGTCTTTTGTGTTTCCCATGTAATTTATACTCCTGAATGATGTCATCTCTCCTACTGACTTCAACTGTAACCTCAATGGTTTTTTTATGTGCCTTGCAGCTCTATGTTTCTCTAAATCTTGGCGCTCTAAAAATTTTTTCTTTAAGATTATCGCTTTAAGAAGAGCGATATACTCAGATTCACTCTCGGGACCAAAAGCCACAAATTCAACTATAAAAGCCGCATCTCGGTTTCGTCTAATAATGCACTTTGTCAGTACACCACTTGAAGAAGGTTTAATAGCTTCAATGTCATTCAAACACACAGATAAACACTCATTGACATTTAAGATGTTGCATTCTTTGACAATGTTCTGACTTTCTTGTTTTATGGGAGCGTGGAGATAACAAGACATGGAAACAGCACCTCCCGTATTTTTAAAAATAAATCTCGCTTCTTGTTTTGTCAAATCTTCCCAGAGACTCAGCAAATATTCCAGGCTATATGCAAAATCCAATTTTAAAAGTATATCACATAAAGGAAATTTAGGATTTTTAGAAAATAAATTTTTATCTGTGACACGAAAGTCTGCGGGACCCAATTTTAAAACGCGGCACGTGGAAAGAATTAATTCATCGTACATCTTTTCTTTCAACATGTTTATTTTCTCTTTAAAAATTTCTGCAGTTGTATATTATGTATTTAAATATTCCTGATGTTCTAAAATTCCATTCACATTTAACAGTTTCGATAAAATTGAAGTGAGTAGTTTGATTTTTTTTTTGATAATCTCCGAGTGACTGCATTGATTTGCTCTGTGATGTAAATATTTTAAATAGGTTAAGTGTCTGTATCCAACATTAATAAAATGTAGTCGGGCATCTAATGAAGGCAGCATTATATCGTACAGTTTTGGTAACATAGGGAGAAAAGCTATTTCAATTTCAACTCGGGAAGATAATTGTTCATAAAGAATTTCTATATCTGTTTTGGCATTGTCGTTAGACATGGCTTATAAGGGATGGAACTCCGATTCCTTTTCTATGAACTCAGAACTTTTTAATGAAATTCTTTTATATGCACACTTAGATTCAAGTGGAATAGATTCTGATGATCTTAACACAAATCCCAATACACTTGAAAATGAAATTAACTCCGTTGAAAAAACTTTAAATATTGAAGAACTGAAAAAAATTACAACTGCTTCAAATATTGACAACCGATGCAATATATGTTCAATTATAAACATCTGTTTACGACATGAAACCGATAAAATGTGGATCTATGACTATGCTCTTTTGTGTTACAAATGTAATGCTGCACCTAGAACTCCCTTGGCTGTCGTAATAATCGCCACCGAATTTATGCAGTTGATTCAAAAGCATTTCTTAAACATAAATTTCGATGGGTTATTTTTAAACAACATTTTGTCAATACTCGATTTTCATGTACACTTTTTCATAAACAGGTGTTTCTCAAACACCAACGATGATCTATTACATAATGAAAACATAACCTTATATCACATGGCCATATTAAAATCACTTCTATTGGAAGACGAATCTATACCAAATATAAGAATAAAGAAATTTAAATTAAAAGGAAAACCAACGAAAAAACAGCATGGAAATGCTATCCTTGAAAAACAAACTCTTCCACTTAACACGCATTTTACACATTTAATTTTTTATATGTGGGCTGGGACAAACATATTCGATCGCATTTCACTAACTGATCTAGCCATCAAGAAACGCCAAATTTTAAAAGCCATTTACTCTACTAAAAATGAGCTCAATTGTTCTGCGGGACCAATCCTACTATCTCAAATACCGATCTCCATCACTAAGAACGCCACCAGTAGCGTATGCTTATTATGTGAACTAATGACATCTTCTCAGAAAAATTTCGACTTGCTACAGTTCATCTACACCAGTGTCATTAATTACTGTCAAAATAATTTGAAGATGATTGACAGAATTCAATTCGTACTCGCAAATCTTTTAGATTTAGCTAGAATATATACTAACGTTAAAACCACATCAGATTGCTCAAAAATTGTATTAGCCAATGAACAAGAATTTTCAAACTCTGATTTTGTAATTGATTGTCATAGTTTTTTAATTCTAAAGCAGGTTGGACCTGTGGGATTATACAAACATTTCTTTTGTGATCCACTGTGCATAGCAAACATTAAGACAATAAAACCCCATATTTTATTCTATACAACAGAAAGCTGTATACTACAGGACTTCAAAGTTGCAATTTGTTATCAGAATGAGTATTTAAACAGTGTTGAAAAACATGTTTGGTTAGCCATTCATTTTTTTAAAGCATTTCAGGTTTCAAAATTAAACCACAAAAATAAAACGCTTATATCTGATTTCTTAAAGGATTTCACACAGCTCTTAGCAGATCAAAACTTTGAAATTGTCGATCCTACATTTACCATTCATTATTACGTTTAGCATGACTATTCAAAGTACACGTAGACTGAGACGAGCATCTAGCTTGTTAAAGAAAAGCAAACCTTACAACAAAGAAAAAACTAACTTATCTTTATCTTTGTCACTTAAAGAACTCCATTCGGTTTTCAAATTATTTCCAGAGTATGAATTGAAATTTCTAAATATGATGAAACTTCCAATAACCGGTAAAGAACCTATCAAAATTCCATTCGATCTAAGTCTACATCATCAACATACGTGCTTAGACTTATCACCATATGCCAATGAACAAGTTTCAAAAAGTGCATGTGTTAATTGTGGTACAACAAACATTCCAACAGCTTCAGATGCTATGGTGGCATATATGAATCAAATTTCAAACGTAATGCAAAATAGATTATATTACTACGGTTTTCAGAAAAAGGTTGAACTGATTCGTATGTCAGCCAAGCAACCAACGCTTTTTCAAATTTTTTATATTCTTTCAAGCATAGCAAGTAATTTTTTACCAATCATGTTTGAAAATAACGAGAAATTAAATATGTATGTTGTTTTCCAAACAAGAACTCTTCATATCCCTTGCGAATGTATCAATCAGATTATGACAGTCTCCTCCGGATACACTGTACTTTTAGACATCTTACACGACAGCATTGTACTACATGTTCTTTGTAAAACTATTGAGACTAGCAATATTCAAATTGATATTAATGTTCTTCAGCGAAAAATTGAGGAAATGGACGTACCCGATGAAATAGGTGACAAGTTCGAAAAGCTGAAACACATTCTACCGTTTATTTAAAACAGATCACAGAACATCTGTCAGGTCACAAAAGCTTTGATCTACATATACTTTTAAAGGTAGGATTGAAAGTAAAAACTTTTCTTTCTTAATGCCCGTTTTCGGAAATATTGGAGAGATAGCATTTGTTACAGCTTTCATTATTTGTTCAAAATATTTATCTGCATTGATTTTTAAGTTGTTCTCAATAGCATATGCTGGATCTTCTGCTAACTCATAATTATGAAATGTTTTTTTTACGGTTTCTGTGGGTGCAATTAAAATGTACATAACTCTATCTCCTATGTTTGGCAACTCTTCCTTTCTTTGAGCTAACCTTTTAACAACAGCCAAATGTGGTAAATTTGCTTGCTTGTAGGCAGAAATGTCTTTTGATAACACTGAAGACAAAACCAAACTTTTAATGTTAACCCTGTTTAAGAAAAGTGCGTCTCGTGCGTCACACAACTTTTTAATTATTTTTTGGATACCATCGGGGACTCCATTTTCATAGATTTCTTGTATTGTCATATTAGAGAGCTTTTCAGCAGACTTTTGTACATCGACATCCCAAAAGAGAAGATCGATGATGTCTTTAACTACCACTTTAACAAAATCGCAAGAAGTCTTGCGAACTAACTCCACACCTTTAAAAACAAGCGTTGCATCATCTAACTTTCCAATGTAACGTTTCTTGCATATTAAAATTAATGGAAATAGGATCTTTTCAAATTCTAATTTGATAGGATGTTTAAATAACGTGTTTGTTATGTGGCTTGCAATAGAAGGAGCTATTCTTTTCAAAGCTTTGGGACAAACATTTTTGAAAGTAACAAAAAGACTGTCAGTATCACCATAAATCACCTCTATTCCAAATGTCCCTGAAAAATCACCGCGTGTCAATCCAAATTTCTCAATGAAAAAAGTGTCCGAATACATGGCGCTGTCAACGTAATCAACAGTTTTACAAAGCATTTCACGCCCAAGACATGTGACAGAAGCTGCTATTGCCACACATGGAAGTAAGCTATGTGTTGCCCCGGTGACTCCGTAGACTGAATTACAAGTAGTTTTTAATGCAAGCTGCTTCTTATCTAAAAGCATTTCCATCACGGGGTTGTTACACATTTTCATCTGCATTTTTACTTCTTTTCTTTTATCCAGCCATTTTTTCAATAAACTCGCTAAAATTGATTCCCTGACTGTCTTTTTAACAAACCTGTGCGTTACAGGTCCAACATGCACAGTGAGAATGTCATCTGCATGTAAACCAATTACTGCATTTTCATCAACAACCAGGGTACTATAACACAGATTATGAGCCATCATAATACTTGGATATAAACTTTGGAAATCAAAAACTACTGTTGGAGTAGCATAATAACCTATTTTCGGTTCTAAAACTGTAGCACCTTTATAGCCCACATTTTCTTTGCCTTTATTAAAGTTAGTGTTCATACTTGGTAAAATCATATTTAAATTTTTAGCTTCGTGTAAAATGCATGGGAAAATTTTTTTTTGTTGTCCCTCAAATACGGCGCAACGAATAGTAATATAAGCGAGACTTGCAACCTCAGCCATTTCATAGTGATAATTAATCTTTGTAAAAAGCTGAACAACCAATAGAGAATCTTGTATACAATATCTGCCAACCACAGCTCTACCTTTGGAACCATCAATAAATTTTTTAGGAATTTCCTTGTAAGAGAGATTTTCTTTTTCCTGATTTAAACAAAGTTTGGCTATAGTGTCTAATTTATAATTCTGAGCTGAGATTTTAGATGAATACACATTATACATGTCGAAGCATAAAATCCCAGACATGTTAACTTTAGTTAAAGAATTCAAAAACTTCTTATGCTGTTCGTAGGGAACGATGACAGAAAACTTTCCACGTTTTAGTTTCGAAAAACCCCCTATCTCGAAATTATATATTTTTTCCATTCTCGTACATAAATACTTTAAATCGAAATTTATGATGTTGTATCCAGTAAGGATTTCTGGTGATTTACATTTTAAAAAAAGGAAAAAAGCATATAGAAGTTCAAATTCTGATGCAAACTCATAGATGAAGACCCCTTCGATTTGCTCGCAAGTGCCCAAAGTAAACAAATGTTTACTTTGGTAATTTCCTTCAGAATCAAAATCGATGACCGAAATTTGAATGATGATGTCACCCATTTGCTCAGCATCTGGAAAGTTTCCATTTTGGCTTAGACATTCGATATCAAAAGAACAACAATCATATAATGGCCAAGAATCTTCCTTTAACAAAAATAAATCTGACACATGACAATTTAATTCAATTTCAACATTACTGCTTTTTGCAAATTCTTGAATAGATAGATAATTAATTTGGTACCAACCAAAGCTTTTTAAGTTGTTATCAATGAAGAAACGATTGAGAATCTCAACTTCTGCTTCATAAACAGAAACGCCCTCATTTAGTAAAATTTTTCCAATTCGATTACTGATATAAAAGTTTGAAAATGATAATTTAAATAAATTTTTGATAGGTTCCGTGTTATAACCGTAAAAATTGTATTTAGTTACAGATTCTATAGAAAATGAGCATGACATTTTTATTTCAGAACTATTCAGAAGTGAACAGATTCTAGAATTCAGCTCTTTTTTACATTGATATTCACAGTAGAAATAACTATTTTGTCCAAATACATTGATACAAACTTTTTTACCACATTCTGTTTTTCCAAAAAGTTTTATGACATTACCAGATGGAATAACGAAATGTCTATATTGGAAAGGGATGTTTTCTATAGAATCAGTAAATAATAAAGATTCGGATGCATCATAGATATGAAATTTTAAAGGCGCACGCAATTCTTTTTCGGCTACTTGAGAAAGCGATGGCCATGTCATATCATTTTTGAGAATGTATTGCTTATCTTGATAGAACATTCTCGGTTCCGAGTCACAAAGAGTCTTCATTAAGCCGGTTGCTCCATCGTGCATTATACCGCGCGGAAAAATCCGGAGAAAAGTAGATTTTGTTTTTTTCTTAGTTCGTACATTCTCTAGATACGGATTAAAGAAGGACACCAGATCCATCACAGTTCTTCTGTTGAAAGTTTCTGATAGCCCCTGTATTGAATCCTTTCAAGTAGGCTTGGTCTCTGTGATTTTTTTGCCTCAGCGATTTCCGCTTTTTTATATGACTCATCTAATAATTTAATAGCTTTCAACATTTTTAAAGCTTCCACTTGTGAATATTCATTAGTGTGTGTTATGTCATCACCTTGCGGTTCTGTGTCTTTGTTAGTTTTTAAATAAGGCGGAGATGAATCTAAAGGTTCTTTCACTTGCGCTTGAACTGATAAGTCAAGAGCTGATACAGGTTCGTCCGCAACGATTAATCGAGGATTACATGCAATAGCACGTGCAACACCAATACGTTGACGTTGACCTCCAGAGAATTCAAATGGGTATTTATACAGTGATTCTTCACCCATACCTACAATATTTAGAAGTTCTAAAACACGTTTTCTAGTATCTTCTTCTGAAAGATTTTCAAAATTGATAATAGGTTCAGAAATAATGTCAATAATACGTTTTTTAGGATTCAAACTAGACATTGCATCTTGGAAAATCATTTGAACATCACGATTATATTTTAGTTTTTTACGAGCTGCTTTTTTAGTAACATCTTCGTCTTTGTAAATAATTTGTCCATCAGTTGCTTTTTCTAAACCTAAGACTACTTTACCTACAGTAGTTTTTCCACTACCACTTTCACCGATTAGTCCATAAGTTTTCCCTGCTTCGATTTCAATATCAACCCCATCTACTGCATAGACATGATCTTTAATTGTATTGAAAAATCCACCGCGAATGGGATAATGTACTTTTAGATTTTCTACTTTAAGCATTGTTCTCCTCCCCTTCAAATTCAAAGTTTTTATAGCATGTACAACGTACATGATGTCCTTCTTCTACTTCATGTAAAGTTGGATTGTGTTCGTGTTCTTCATCTTTTAACCAAGATATACGATCAGCAAAACGACACCCTTGTCTGTCTAATGTTTTTAGAGAAGGTACCATCCCTTGAATAACGTAAAGGTCATCACTAGCATCTTCATCATCAAGTTGAGGAATACTACGTAATAAACTACGAGTGTACGGGTGTTTTGGATTTTTGAAGATTTGTTCTGCAGTTCCAATTTCTACTACTTCTCCAGCATACAGTACAGCTACTCTATCAGCCATCTCAGCAACTACACCAAGGTCATGAGTAATTAAGATAATTCCTGCATGCATTTCTGCTTGAAGTCCTTTAATAAGGTCTAATATTTGCGCTTGAATTGTAACGTCTAGAGCTGTTGTAGGTTCGTCTGCGATAAGAACACTTGGTTTACAACTCATCGCCATAGCTATCATAACACGTTGACGCATACCTCCTGATAACTCATGTGGATACTGTTTTGCACAACGCTCA